AAACGCCAGGACCCAACAAAGAGCAGATAACAAACAACAATACTAATACACCACTATAATAATATTGAAGATATTAAACACTAACAACACCAGAAGAACAAACAACAACATACACAACTATTACGATTGTATAGGAGAACAACACAAAGGACTTATAAGAATTAAGACAAGGAGAGAGAACAACGATAGTTAATGAGATAGCTAGGTACTTTTATTGGTATTTGTAAAAGGGCTATGAGATTGTAACAGAGGAAAAGCAGAGTGTTAAAGGTTTTTAGGGTTTTTGATATTAGGTAATTATAAAGGAATGGGTGTATATAAGTATAAACGAAGACACAAACACACAACGAACAGCCTGACAATGTAATATTTGAAGATAACCAAGGCAACTACCAGCAATATCGCAAGGAAAACCCATTAACCTACAACCATACACCAATAACCACCACCATTAAAGAACTAACCAACCACCGCCACGCCTTACAACAGGACATAAAAAAGCCTGATAGTGTAATACTACCAAGCTAATTAGCTAACCCCTTACACATTCAGACACACAACCCCTTTAAGAATACCCCTATTTAGATATGAATAATTTGAAGCCTTCGCCAGTTATCCAACACTTAGTAAATACCTGTCCTGTAGTCTTATCCTTATACGTTCCATTATCTAACTGCTTATAACGGGAAGGATCAAAGCTAATACCCATATCACTTGATAAGGTCTGCTTCGCAGGTTTATTATCTGGTGTAACCTGTTTAGTATCTTCAATTGATTCATTAGCAGCCTTTATGATCTCCTTACTGTCAACCCTCATAAGTTTATTAGGCATAACAATCTCACCCCCTTCAGTAATGCCAAACACAGTAGCACCCATCCCTGAATCCTCTATTAACACAGTCTCTAAATACTTTTTAAGGGATAACCCTTTATTAACAGCCTTCAGGTGTAATGCTGTCATAACCTCACCATCTAAATCAATCAACTTTCTCATTCTATCTATTATTAATTAGTATATACTATATATATTATATATACGTATTAGTATTATATAAGGTTACACTATGATAAGATCAATATACTAGACGAACATACCACCCAACCCCCAAACTATTTACAAAGCAATTCATTTTAAGCCTATCTAAGAAACGCATAATACCCAAGGTACAACCACCCCACTAAGGTTGAGATAAGCCCACACAACTCATCTGTGCAAGCCTGTTGTGCTTATTAAGACTAAATAAAGGCTTAAAGGTGGTAAAAGGTCTATTAATGGACAATAAACCACCTTTGAGTATACTATGAAACCCGTTTTGAAAAGTAAATAACCACGGGGGACTCCGCAATTAGAAAGGGGCGTAGGGGGCAAGCTATAGCACCTCCCAATAAGCTTAAATATAATACCCCTTAATTTTTAAAAAATATTATAATTTAAAACATCAAGTTCATCTTCTTCTCCACTGTGCATATAGTATCGTTATGATGCCCTCCATGAGCCACTAGCAACATTTCTTCTAATTGAAAATTCCTATTAATCCCCATCCCGTTACTATTCCACCCAAAAGATATAACGTATGAGTTAGGCTTTGTTATGCGTGTCACCTGATCCTTTAATTTAGACCAGAAGCTAGATTGGGTAGTTTCCATATTAACTGTCATGCCGAGCTTCTTATAACACTCTGATACCTGTCTGGGGCTGTATGGAGGATCAGACAGGACTAGGTCCACCTCTGAATCTTTAAATGTCTTTAAAAACTCTATAGCGTCCATGTTATAATCCGTATTCATAGAAGGGTCTATATCGTTTGTCACAGAGGCTATACGGTTAGTATTGGCGAATGGATCAACGCTTAGTAGTTCTGCTGTGTTATACCTCCATATTAGCTTTCTTATGCATTCTATATCGAATGTGTTGCTGTTGGGCATTTCCCATATTCTATTTATCTCCATTGTATAATAATATATTATTTTTAGCTCTTATATTCCCATCCTCCAGTAGTGTTTCTACATTGTAGTTTGGGCGTAGGTCTCACTCTTTACTTTCCATATATTATTCTTCTAGTTAATCCCTATAGGGGCATCTTCTGGTTTGGTATGAGATAAGTCTGTAAGAGGTTATTTTATGACTGTCTCAGACTAAACTGAGAGTAAACTAAGAAAGGGTATTGTAGCCCTCCCTTAGTACTTGCCTTAATATACTTATTATATTCCCCTAAAATCTTCATATCTATTTAAGCTCTTTCACATTAACGTCTTCATCCATAAATAAAGGCTTTACTTCTACTGCTCCATCCTCTGCAATCCTAAACATATCGTCCATACCGCTAAACAATCTTCGCACCTCGTCTGGTGTCATAGCCTCCATAATATTTTTCCAAGTGTGAAAACCTCTTAAACGATCTTTATACTTCGCATAATCTTCTTCAGATATTTCAGTGTATGGGCTTTTATTTGTCTTCATCTTATTTAACATCTATCTATCTATTTATTACTTTATTATAAAATTCAAGTGCTGACGATCTAGACTTCAATATCTTCTTAGAATACTTCTTAAAAGCCTTTATAGCCTCAGTCATATCGTTCTCTTCCATTATTCGCCCCATAGTTATAAATATAAATCTACATAAATACTCCTAGCTGCTTTGTCTATCCAGTTATCGCCTTTTCCTTCGTGCCTAGTGATCTGTGTCTTTATCATCTCAATAAGGAAGTTCTTAGCGTCTTCTCCTTCTAGTACTGGTATACTTCTAATTCCTTTACTCATAATATAATTATATTAAACCCAACTTCTTAGCTCTAGCCTCTAATTTACCTAGCATAGTAATACCACATAGAACTTTATAGTTACCACCCTCCCACATCTGCTTAAAGGACTCATCAGGAAGCGAAAGTAGTATACTAGGGTTTATTAACATAGGATTATCTACGGGGAGCTTAGAAAGCACCTCAAGAGACTCCTTAAGAGACTCAGGCGTTAGCTTCGTATTCCTATAGTATTCTAGGTTAGACTCTCCTATCTGTTCCATCAAGCCCTTTGAGACTTGTATATCTAAGGTTGGCTTCTCCATATCATTCATATTTATTTTCATAACGCTAATATAAGTATTTTATTTTAATAATCCTAATTATATTTATAAAATTTTAGGGTCAAATAGTTATTGTATGTATTCAACGGTTAATACTCTATTCTCTGCTATGGGTAGGTATCTATCTATGATCTTCAAATAATACATACCAGTGTATATAACGTCTGCTTTGCTGTAACAGATGCTACAAGTCATAAAGATACCCTCCGATTCATTTATATCGTTTAATTCATCTATATAAGTTATATTAACATTTAAAGTATCAAACGTTATAATAGATAGGTTAGTGGCATAAGTAGGATGTGGCTTAGCAGAGTAGAATTTACCCTCTCTACAGTATATCTCATTCGCCTGTTGAGAGTATACTGACAAAGACAATAATATTAATATTGAAGATATTAGTCTCATAACTCTATCTGATTAGATATTAACATAAGAGTGTCATACGAATGGTCAGCAAGCCTATCTTCTATGTCTGAGACCATATCCATATCTTCCTTAAATAGCCTCCTATACAGCTCCTGTGCTCCCTCTACAGCTCCTATTAATGGCATCATATTAGCTAGTTGATGCTCTACTGACTCAAAACCATTATCCATAATAGCTATATTCTTATAAGCAACTTCTTTAAGTAAAGCTTTTAATTTATCTTTGTTAATATCTTGTTTCATTTTTTATATCTTTATAGTATTAAACTGAATCGTATATTATAACTACATCTCAAACGCCATTTAAAAACGGACGTTTAGATGTGCATTATAATATACTACTCCTCTTTAAATTTAGGACTACATCCAAGGTATATGGTAGCACTAAACTGAGGTTGTCTGCATTTCTTTATTTTAAACTCTTTAATAATCTCATCTACTATTAACTCAAAGGCTGGTATTTCTAGCTTATAGTTGTTATAAGGTATTTCTTTATCACCATCTTCATTAAGTTCTGCCTTAGCCATTAACTCATCAAAATCACATGAAGGTTCACTATTATTATAAAGTCTCCTGTAGCACTCCATAATAGCCTTCTCTTCGTTATCTGTGGCTATCATGTTGTTGAGGTATTATAATCTTTACGTAGAATATGAATATCTGCCTCATCTTCAATATCATCTAGCTCATTTAATACTTCACTATCGGCTACTACATCGAATAGTAAAGCATCACCACCAAACCTTAATACTATCTCATCATATAAGCAATATAAGCTCATAGGCTCTTTGATGTATATTAATTTCTTCTCTATGTCTATGTTTAACTTCATAACTTTTTATTTTTAGGTTCATATATACTCATCATTAATTCTATCTTCACAGCATCTAAGCAATGGCGACAGTAAGGATAACTTATCATATCTGGATCGCAAACAGGAAAGAACGCTACCGCCCTAGCACCACACTTAATACATTTTTTATCTTTAGCTTGTTCCATATCATCTTAATTATAAAACGAATATACGAAAAATAATCCATATATCAAAAAAATACGGGAGCTATTTTTAATAAC